ACCTGCTGCAAAATACTCGCCACCTTGTGCTGTTTCCCAGCGACCAGCGGCTTGTGAGTCTTCTCTTAGTCTTGTCTTAAATACATTCTGATACTCTGCACTATCAATTAATGTTTTGGCTTTACGACCAAAACGGACTGCAAGTTCTCCTGTGTGTGTTGTCTGTATAATTTTTAATTTTGGATTTTTACCAATCATCCATGCTGGTAGTAGTGTTGATGCAAACTCAGACTTCGTATGCCTTGGTGGCATATTTACTATCAATCTTTTTATTTCACCCGATGCTAGTTTATTAAATTTATCTGCAATAATCTTATGGTGCTCACCCTCAATAAAATCAGGCCACATGTGTTTTGTGAAAGATAAGAAGTCTTTTTGTGCCGCTTCTTTTCTATCTTCCTCTTTGTACTTTACTAAAATTTTTTTAAACCTATCTCTAACGTCAGGTGGTAATCTATTTATTTTTTCTAGGTCTATTTGCATTTCGAAAAATTTTTTGAAAAATTTTTTTTGATGTTACTTTCAGTCTTATAATGATTTTGAGGGATTTGACTATACAAATCTTAGCAAAAGCACACGTATATGTAAGTTTCTTTGTAAAATAACGATTTAAAAAATAAAAAACTTTCGAAATTGTAAATCGATCTGGTACCTCTATTAAAGCGCCAAGCCTCTAGCGACTTATTATCTTTATATCCTATAAAATCCTTTAAATAATTAAACGGCCTCAAGTCGCTTGACACAAGCGTCAAAACTTTTGGCTATTGGCTCAAGCTTCAGGCCACTTGCAACTAGATCCCTGACTTGATGGCCTCCATAAAGTATTGGATCAGGCATCAAGGCTCTTGTAACCATGATAAAAGAGTTTAAAGGGTGCTTAACGTGGAACGCTATTTGATGCGGTGAAAATCGTATTTTATAACCTTTAATAACTTTAAACTCGATAGTAAAAAAATGCCCTTTTTTATTGTAGCACAAAGCGTCTGGAGTGCCTAAAGCGGTTGAATTTTCAATACGAGTAAAAGAAAATTGAGGCGTTTTATTTTTGAAATATTGGTAAAATTTAGCCTCATTAATCATTAGATTTTTAACGTTATCACGTTATTGAAAGTGTTGCAAATATGCAACAGTTATTGCACAATTACAAGTTGTAAATATTTTCTTTTTTATGTTTGACTTATATTATAAATATTATAGGATAATCCCATAAACAAATATAATGAAAGGTAAAACAATGAACAAAGAACAAAAACAAATAAAAAAAGTAATTGATAAAGCTTTTAGTCAATTATATGTTTTAAGTAATATTACATGGACACCATACAGAGATGAAATATTTAACTTAAATAAAAAAGAAGAAAAACAGCATAGATTTAATAGACCTTCAAGCGACTTTGAAGCCTCAGTAAATGATTGCGCAAAAATGTTTACTGTGAAACATATTGCGGAAAGTCTTTTAAATACTGAAAAATGGAAAGTAAAAGATTTATTGACAATAAAAAAATCTTGTATTTATTCACAATCAGTAGTTGAAAATTATAGAGATAAAATAGAAGAAGCATGGAAAGATCAAGATATAAAATATCTTGCTAATTTAGATTATATTTCTTTAATTGATTGGAAACACTATCAAGAAATATTAGAAAGAAGATCCGCATAATTAAACTTGACAAAGGACTATCTTATATATAGGATAGTCCTATAAACTAAAAAGAAAGGAAAAATAATGAC